TTGTTGGTACGCCGTGGCAAAGAGTTAATATTTTGTGGGCTAGTCCAGACAATACGACTTTAGGATGCTCTAGGCGTTTTGAGCGTGGAATATTGCAAGTAACCCTACATTACCCAATGAATAAGGGCGCTTCTGTGATTGACGATAGAGTAAATCTATTAGTCGCCCATTTTTACAGGGGTTTGGCTATGACAAATGACGGGCAAACGGTTAGAATTACGTCAACACCGAGCAGAGCCACGCTAGGCGATGATGGCAAGTTTTTCAAGATGGCTGTTTCAATAAACTTCAATGCCGAGGTTTTCGGCTAATTTCGAGGGCTTCAAAATGGCAGACGGTATTAATAAAGAGATTGTGATGAAAAAAGAGGTCACTTGGGGCTTAAAGCCTTCGGCGGGCTCTGCGCAATCATACGCTCGCGTGACTGGCAACTTTCAAGGCGAGAAAAACACATTTCAGTCAGGCTTAATCAAGACTAGCCAGCAATTAGCGGATCAGCGCCATGGCACACGCCGCGCAACCGGTTCTCTCGCTGGTGAGTTAATGTGCGGCCAATACAGCCAATTAATAGCTGCTTGTTTGCGTAAAGACTTTACTGCAATCAGTGCGACTACTGGATCGGTGACTACTATCGCCGTGGCACCCACTACGCCTACATTCACGCGCTCCACTGGATCGTTCATTACCGATGGCTTCAAGGTCGGTATGATTATCGAGTGTAACAACTTAACTGCTACCGCTGACCGTGGTAAGTACGTTGTTGTCGATGTGGCGGCCTTAACTATGGACGTTTACAAGCTCGACTTGTCAGGTGTCGCGTTTAGCGTGCAGGCTTCTGGTACTGCGATGACTATTGCTGCAATCGGCAAAAACTCATATACGCCACAAACAGGCCACACTAACGATTCTTTCACTATCGAGGAGTATCACAACGATATTACTCTGAGTTCTATCACTCTTGGCCAACAAGTCAATTCAATGTCTATCAGTTCCAAGCCGGACGGAATGGTGACGTTAAACTTTGATTTCTTGGGCAAAGACTTCGAAAAAACCACTGGCACACGCTACTTCACGTCACCTACCGCGTCACCGGATGAGGGCACAATGTCGGGCGCTGCTGGTGTTGCGTTCTTGAATGGTTCTAAATCATGCCGCGTTACTGGTTTTGATTTGACCGTCAATAACAATATCGTGCAAGAGTCTGTAATTGCTTGTAGCGGTATTGGTGCGAAGTCTCGCGGTAAAGTTATGGCTACTGGCTCGATGACTTTGATTCTTGATGACGGCGTTTATCAGGATATGTTCAGCGATGAAGATGAAATGACTTTCAGTTATTCGTTCGTTGCCGCTGATGGTGAAGTGTTGAGCTTATTTGCCCCGCGCCTAAAAGTTGGTTCAGTAACCAAAGATGACGGCGAGAAAGTAATTATTTTAACCGTGCCTTTCGATATTCTCGAATACAATGGCACTGCAACAAACATTATTAAAACGTCACTGTTGATTCAAGACACCACGCTTTAATAGCACCTAGCACCTACTCGCCTGCGGACTGTTTTCTTGGTTGGAAACAGAACGCGGGTGAGCAAGGGCAATTAATCCAACCAAGAGAAATGATTATGAGCAAGACTATTGATATTTTGTCATTCGACACCGTTGCCGACTGCGCAAAAGGCTTCGAGCTTGAAATGAAAAACCCATACGGCGATTCGTTGGGATTTAGCCTAATCGTTATCGGCAAGCATTCTGATGCGGTAGTGAATTGGGTCAACGGAATTGTAAACAAAGCCACTATTGACGCTGAAATCGCGCGCAGAAAAGGCAAGCCAGAACAATCTAAAACAATGCAAGAATTGCGCGCTCAAAATATCGAAGGCGCACTGGTTCGCGTTGTCGGCTGGAAAGGCGTTAAGCAAGAATTTGACAAAGCCACACTAAAAGCCGCGATTGAAAAAAATCCGCATTGGGTAGATCAAATTGTAGAAGCGAGCGATGACGTGGGAAATTTTACCAAGCCGCAATAGCTGAAATGTACGCCTACGCTAAGGAGCTATTTTCTTTAGATGTAACAGTAGGCGGCGCGACACGGAGGTCGCACATGTTGGCAGCGGGTTATTCAAACGATGAATTGGTAAAAGCTGAAAAACCGTTATTGCTAGCCGATGTTTTCGACTGGTTTATGGATTTAAGATCGGCAAGAAAAAGCAACGGATTCGCTTTAATGTCAATCGAGTTTTCAGAAATACACGCTTACTTTTCAATGCGGAAAATTCAAATAGAAAAGTGGCAGCTAGATTTAATTCGCGCACTAGATTCTATTTCGCTAGAGGCTCTCAGAGAGAGTAAATAATGGCAATTGACATCACCACAATTTCGGTAGAGATGGACACTAGCAGCTTACGGGCTGGGCAATCGCAACTTGATAGAACGGCAACGGCAGGTGCTAATCTGGCGCGTTCGTTTGCTGGTGTGGCTGCTGCCTTGGGTGCTGGTTTGGGCGTTACTGAGCTGGCAAGGAAGCTGGTTGACACCGAGAGAGTCACAGGATCTTTAATGGCTAGTTTAGAGGTTGCCACCGGTAGCGCTAAAAATGCTGAAAGCGCCTTTTCATCTCTAGCGCAATTAGGCTCTGAGTTGCCCGAATCGTTAAACGATGTAACCAAGGCTTTTACCATGATGGTAAATTTAGGTCTTGACCCTTCACAAGCCGCAATGAAAAGCTATTCAAACACTGCCAGCGCGATGAATAAGTCGCTAATGCAAATGGTTGAAGCTGTCGCGGATGCCACTACCGGCCAGTATGAGCGCCTCAAAGAATTTGGCATCAAAGCAAGCACACAAGGCGATAAAGTAGCGTTTACGTTTCGCGGCACAACCACAACTGTAAAAAATAGCGCTGATGAAATTACCAAATATTTAAAGGCTATTGGTGATAACGAGTTCGCAGGCCTAGCTGAAAAGAAAATGCTCACTCTTGACGGTGCAATCTCAAACCTATCTGATAGTTGGGATGGGCTATTCCGCACGATCAACAAGCAAGGCTCAGGGGCAGCAATGACCGAGCTTGTGCGCAGCATGACTAAATCTATTCAAGATTTTGACGCGGCAATAGCTAGCTCTCAAGTTGAGGGATACATTGAGGCGATAAAAATACAGTTTAGAGGCCTTGCTGGTGACATAGAAACATCAACTAAAATAATAGGTGATATAGGAAAATCAGTAGGAATTACAAAAGATGATGTAACTCGCGCATTCACTGAAATGCCGCAAAATATTAGAGCATTTATTCAAATAGTTGTCGTTGAGCTTCTTTCGCTATCAGAAAAAGCAGTTGCTGTTGGGAATCTTATGCGCGATGCATTAAACCCAATGAAGGTTTACAACGGTGAGGCATTGGGTAATTTCAGAAAGGATATGGAGCGAATTAATGGTGTGCGCGATGATTCCATTGCGGCAATTTTAAAAGAAAAAGAGGCCACATCAGAAGCAGCGGCGGATCAGAGAAAGTGGGCTGATTTTGCTAGAACGATGTATGAATTTAATGCACAAAACGCAAAAGAAAACGCGGAAAATTTGGGCAAATACAAAGTTGAAGCCTCAAAAGTTACCGAGCTAACAAAAGAGCAACAAAAAGCGCTCGAATCAGCGGCCAAGCTAGAAGAAGATCGCGCCCAAAATATAGCTGATTTGGTGGTGTCGATGACCCGCGAAGCCGATTTAATGGGCGAGCAATCGAAAGAAGCGCAAATACGTTACGACATTGAAAAGCAACTGCTAGATGTTAAAGGCGGGATTAATGGCGCCGAAGCCGAAAGTCTAATTAATGCTGCTCGCATGGTTGATCTTAAAAAGCAAGAAATTGAGCAGGCAGAAAAGCTGCACGAAAAAATACTTTCGGATGTAGAAGAGCAAACAAAGTGGGCGGTAGATGCCGTAGAGGAGTGGGGAGATAAAGCAGAGAAAGAAGCGCAGTCTATTAGTGATTCTTTAACGGATGCGCTAATGCGCGGGTTTGAGAGCGGTAAGGGGTTTGCTCAAAACCTGAAAGAGACTGTAAGCAATCTATTTAAAACCCTTGTAATTAAACCGGTTATTCAGCCGATTGCAAATAAAGCATCTGAATATATTAATAAAACGCTAGATA